CGGGGAAGGTAGTGGCGTTGCCCATGGTGGAGTACTTCCGCAAGTAGTAATACTTGGGAGAGTACTTGCAAATGTCTTGCCGGATCCAAACAGACCTACTGGCCTGTAAGGCTCTGAGAAGGCACGGTAAGCGTCTGAACAGGCGCTCAACATGCCAACAAGACACCAGATCAGAGGCACTCGACAAATCAATTGTCGAATGGCTTCCATCACGGGAGGCTTCGAGTGCAAGTCGTCCATTAGGTTCCTGGTCATGGAATGTGATCAGGCTCCCAATAGGAGTTTCTCGCACACGAGTATACATGTAATCTTTGATCACCTGCTGTACCCACTGATTCGACACAGGTTCCGCGGCGATAAGCCGAGGAGTTGTGAGAGTCTTTGGGACAGCGTGTAATCGTGCTGGTGGAACTTCGTTCCACTTCACAGAGTCCATGTATACCGAATCCTGCATATCCTGCAGATAGTTCACTTTCGTGAAGTCGCTGTAGGGGAATACGGATTCGAGCCGATCAGACCAGTTCTTGAACTCGTACTTATAGTCCGAGTAAGGCTGATCTGAAACGGCACCTGGTCCATGCGAAGGCCTCCAAGCCTCGGGGTTGAAAACCCCGAGCCATGAACTGAGAAGATCAGCTACTTGCTGAATCTTACAGGTCAGGGCTCCTTCGAGAGGCTTGGGTCGGGGTGGCAAGTCGAGTTCTAACTCGCCCTGCCTATCGAGGCCAGGAACACTCGAAAGCTCTCCAAAAGAGAGCTCGTGAGCGTTATCAGCTTCGAAAGAAATGTGGTCATCCCAGGAAAGGGTTCCACGTTTCACCTCCTGATCGGTCCTGAAAAAGTCTAGGACACTGTTTCCAGTATCTTTGACTGATGATGCCATCCTTAGCTTACGGAAAACTCCTAAGAGTTGACGCAAGTGCCGGATCGCCTCGAGATCAGGATCGAGCCTAAGAGCACCAGAACGGTCGAACACGCGTAGAGTTAATCCCCGAAATAGTCGTGGGACTACCTCCCCCTTTCTCCCTCCTCCGAAGTGGATGAGATGAGATTGGGTAAGGCGCGCTTCAGAAAGGCACTTATCAAAGTGCTTTCTGAAGGAGGGCATGACAGACCCAATAAAGTGTAGGCCATGACCTTTGACCGCAGAGCACAACCGCTTGTAATCACGGTCGAACTCTTTGGTGAGCTCTGGGTACTGTGCCGCACAATCGACTAAGATTGCGCGTAGCATACCTAGGGCAAACTCTTCGTAGCTGTTACGATCCTCCATAGGTCTTTCTCCTTTGGCAGATCTCTACGGCTCGAAGATCCTGACACGCTAGGCTAGGTTAACTTTCCCAGCCAAGCAGCTTCGCCGCTACTCCACCAGCGTTGACCATGTAGAAAGACATGGCCTCCGAGACATCGATGATGTCACTGGCGACCCCGTTCGGATCATTTCTGATCGTGAACGTGACCTCGGAGAGCGACCCAAGGGGAATTGCCTCGGTAGGCTTTACAAATCGCGAGAAAGTCACAGTGTGACGATCAAACGACTGCGAGCCAGCCTTGACATTGTCCCGTGAGTGCCGGACTTTCGCCCGGTACGTCACGGTGGTGTCGTCCAGAAAGTATTCGGACGAGTAACCATCCTGGTTAATGAGCGGGAGCACCTTCGCGGTGCCACCCGAACCATTAAGCGTAAGTGTCAGAGAACTACCAAGCATAGAGTTTGTCCTTTCTAGAAGTGAGAGCAGTCAACGCCTAAGGCGCTGAATGTTCAACGCTCCTAGAATTGACAGCCGAGACATGTCCACGAAGGGCATGTTTAGGCCAGGAAGGATGAGCGGAGAAGACACAATTCGTGTCTTAACCGTTCGCGTAGTCTGGCCAGACGCTACGAGTTTCCCCCGGACTCCGGGAGCATACTCGACAGTGCCTGTCTGGACGATTGACTCCGTCTGCGACATAAAGCAACCTTTGCTATGCGTCGCAGGGATCGTATTGGATTGAGCTAACGCGAACTTACCTATGTTGGTAAACCAACCTAGGAGCCACGTCCATGGGATAACATCCCATAGTCCCTTCACTATCGCCTCGGGTGTAAACCCGAGGAGAAGTTTACGGGATAGATCATTCCACCGATGATCGTCCGGATTGTAAGGAGGCAAGGTGCTAGGCTTCCATCTGATGGTAGCCCAGCTACGCTTGGTCGTTTTCCACGACCCGCGTACATACACATGACTGCCGGAGACCCCGTAAAGGGCGACTTTGACATAGCATGTGGAAACCTTGGTCTCCTGTCCAAACCTCAGTCTACGCCTGAGTCCCTTACCGTTGTAAAGATTATGCAGTTCCCGATTCCTCTTGAGGATCTGGTTCTGTAAATCTAGCAACGACCGGAGATCCTGAATGAGAGGCAACCACCCGAACTTAGCAGCGAGGTAATTGTTCGCGATATCTCTATC